CGAGAATGGACAATTAACACTCAATAAAGAAGCAGTTCAGGGTTTATTAGATGTCCGTATCAATGGGATGATAACTGCTCTTGAGGCAGAAAAAACATACACCTCTAATCAAGCTGAACAAACTAAAGTAAGAATTTCTAATCTTATAGCAGAAGCAGAAGCAATAAAACAAAGAAATAATGCTCTTAATGCACTTCCTACATTTTTAAGCAAACCAACTTTAAACCCTAGCACTGGAACTATATGGCTTAATGAAGAAGATAAAATAAGAGCAGAAGCAAATACCTTACAGTCACAACTTAATGCAGACAATGGTGTAGATGATAAAATTGCATCAATGAGGGCATTATTAGGTAATATCAAGTCTGCAGCATATTCTGGAAACTATCCAAGTTCACCTAAAGACAAAAAAGAAAAATCATCCCCAACAACCCCACTCTCAGAATTCGTCTCGATCGAAGAGTCACTAATCAGATCATTTCTAACAGAATCCAAAATCACAGAAGAATCCAACAAACTCCTAGAAAAGCAACTCCAAATAGCAAAATCTGCAAAAGACTACAATAAAGAACTCTCCCTTTCTCGTCAACTAATTGAAGGACAGTCAAAACAAATATCCCAATTATCCCAAGCTCGTTCAAAAATGGAAGATGAATTTGCAAAAGTTTCATCTGAAGGTGGATATTCAGTAAGAGAAACATTATCATGGTTTGATCCTAAAGGTGAAGACACCCTTGCATTTCAAACTAAATTTAAAGATTCAAGTGTAGAAACTAGAAAAACCATGAATATGACTCATGATGAATTACAAAAATTAGAAAAAGCATATCATGAAACAGGTGTATCCATTGATACACTTACAGACTCACTAGTAGCACTAAAAAATTCTTTAGTTCAAATTGAAATTGAGAAATTTGAACAATCAATGACCGATTTAGATAAAAAAATTAATTTATCTAAATCTGCAATGGATTTGTATGATAAGTCATCTGAAGAATATTCTAAAGAACAAGCAAAGCAAATTACTATATTAAAAGAAAAAGAAGATGCAATTTTTAATGAAATTGTTACTATTGGTCATCTATTAAAAGCTACAGATTTAACTACAGAATCTCAAAAAGCTTTAAATGATGAAATGGCAAATCTAAAACTCACCCTTAATCAGAATCAAAAATCATTGCAAGATTACGCTAATGATATAGTTCAAACTTTAAAAGATGCTGCTAAACAACAAGAAATAATTGATTTAGCAGTAATAGATGTACAAATGAGATCTGAGGATAGAAGACATCAGCAAGTTTTAGATGATATTGACATCGAAGAAAAGGCTAGAGAAGATTCAATAAATAAACAAATTGATGCTATTGATCGTCTTGCGAATGCAGAAGATTATACAAAGGATCTAAATTCTGCTCAAACTGATGCACAAGATATTCAAGATCAAATAAATATCTTCAAAAATGATACATCATATGAAGGAAAAGCAAAATTAGCGGAATTACAAAAACAACTATTAGAAAAGCAATCATCTATTGAAGATATGCAAAATTCTCATACAATTGATCTTCGTAAGCAAAATTTACAAGATGCTTTAGATGCCATAAAAAAAGAATCAGAAGCAAAAAAACAATCAGAAAATGATGCATATGAAGCAAAAAAGCAATCTTTAGAGGATCAAAAAACTGCCACAGAAACAGCATTTAACGAACTTATGTTAAATGATGAAATTTGGTTAACAAAGGTTCAAGAAATTCTTGATGGCAATATTACGGGAATTAAAGAAAGTCTTGATATTTTTGCTGATGAATTTACAAATACTTTAACCGAAAAAGCAGGAGAAATCGACACTAGTTTTCAAGCAATAATTAATACAATAAAACAGATAAAATCTGCTGCAAATGAACTTGATGCATTTCCTAATTATGCTTCAGGAACGTCCTTCCATAAAGGAGGACTAGCAAAAACTTCAGAAGAGGGAAGAGAATTAATAATTCCTCCAAATAGTAGACCATTTCTTAGTGGAAATAATGGGCCCGAAATCATGAATCTAGAAAAAGGAACTGAAGTTATTCCTAACAACCTAACAGAACAATTAATCAGTAAAGCTAAACTCCTAAATATTCCATCTTATGCCAATGGAACTGGCAATACCCCATTAATGGATTTAATAAAAAATATTCAATTACCATCCTTTAATCTCCCATCATTTAAAATGCCTAAATTCTTAAATAATAATTCATCAGGAACAAATGTAACAATACCAAATATTAATTTTAATGTTACATCGGTTGATGGAAAAATATCTAATAAAGAATTGGAAAGAGCAGCCGAATTTACTATTAAGAAAATTGAGCGTGCTCAGATTATTAGAGGAAGATAATTATTCTTCCTCTAATAATATTATTTTTATTGAAATAAAATATGAAAATTTTTAGAGCAGATATATTGGAGTTATAAACCAATGAAAGGTGTTCCTCAAGCACTCTGCTCTTTTTTGCTATGCAATTTTTGAGGGTAATTGTCAATAAATTTGAGGAGGTTGAAAGAATAATGAGTGTTAAAATTAAATTTACAACTGAAGAAGTCAGAGAAATTATTAGATTATTAGGTTATATATTAATTAGTAAAGAATATTTAGGAAGTAAGAAAGAATTAATAATTAAAGACAAAGAGGGTTATTATTATTCAACAACTTTAATGAGTATATATAATCATAAACAAAATCCATCTAAATTTAGTAAAGGAAATAAATATACAATACAAAATATAAAATTGTGGCTAATATTAACAAATTCACAATTAAGTTTGGTTAGCGACAAATATGTTGGAAGTGAAAATAAATTAATATTTAAAGATATAAATAACTATTTTTACTACAGTTCCTTACACGGTTTATTTGATTGTATCATTCCTGATAAATTTAATAAATCGAACCCTTTTACAATTCAAAATATAAAATTATGGTGCAAATTAAATAATAAAAAATTCGAACTAATTAGTAATAATTATTATGGAAGTGATATATTGCTCCAATGGAGATGTCTTAAAGAAGAATGTGGAGAAATATTTGAATCAAATTGGGGTAATATATATGGAGGTAATAGAGGATGTCCATTTTGTCGTGGTTTAAAAGTTGGATTATCAAATTGTCTTGCAACAAAAAATCCTATATTAGCAAAAGAGTGGCATCCGACAAAGAATGGTGATTTAACTCCATTTGATGTAACTTGGGGTAGTGGTAAATATATTTGGTGGGAATGTTCTAAAAATTCAAAACATGAGTGGCAAGCAAAAGTAACAGATAGGCATGATAATGGATGTCCATATTGCAGAGGTTATTATCCATCTGAAGATCATAATCTATTATTTAATAATCCAAAATTATGTGAAGAGTGGAATTATGATAAAAATGATAAAGCACCTTCAGAATATACTCCAAATACGGATAAATATGCTTGGTGGAAATGTAAAGAATGCGATCATGAGTGGAAGGATACAATTAATCATAGAAACAATGGAAATAGAGGTTGCCCTCAATGTAATAAATCAAAAGGTGAGAAGAGATGCAAAGAAGTTTTTATTAGTTATAGTTTTTTTGAAATAAGCCAAAAAGATTATAAATTATTAAATAAAAATGATAATACATATTTTATTCCACAACAGAAATTTGATGGACTTGTTGGTTTAGGTGGTGGAAAATTATCTTATGATTTTTACCTTCCAAAATATAATATTCTTATCGAGTATCAGGGTGAATTTCACGATGGTACTGCAAATATTCAAACAGATGAAGAGTTTATAATTCAACAAGAACATGACAGACGCAAAAAAGAATATGCTGAAAAACACGGAATTAGACTATTAGCAATTTGGTATTATGATTTTAACAATATTGAAATAATATTGGAAAAAGCAATAGGAGGTGAAAAGTAATAATGCCTATTTCAGAATCTCTATCATTTATGTATAATAATATTGTTTCGACAGATTTTAATATTATCAATTGTCATATTGATAGTGGATTATTTCAAGAAAATTTTTTAGCGGATAGGGAAATAAAAGAAATTGTAAATCGTAAATCAAATGCTCCATATTTTGTTGAGGTAAAATCATCTCCTAGAATATTAACATTAACTATTGCATTCTCAGATGAATTTAGCGAAGATACTCTACGATCAGTAAAAAGATGGTTAGTTCAAGAAAAATATTGCGAATTAGTTTTTGAATCTCTTCCAGATTTAATTTTTTATGCAATTTTAATTGATAGTTCTGAATTAACACACAATGGAAAATCTGGATACATAACTATATCTTTTCGTTGTAAAGATCAATTTATTTACTCATCGCAATTTTTATCACCATTATACGATTTATCCACAAATCCCACAGAAGGTACAATTATTCAATTCATTAATTATGGTGATGTAGATTGCCAACCAATCCTCTCACTTCAAAAAATAGGGGATGGAGATATTTCTATAATAAATCTTTCTAATGGAGGATCAGAGTTTAAATTGACTTCCCTTGTATTAGATGAAGATTTATATATAGATAATGAAAATGAAGAGATAATAACATCTATCCCATCAACTTACAGATATGATAATCATAATGGCATATTTATAAATATGATACGTGGGGTAAATAACATAAAAATAGTTGGAGCTTGTAAACTTCAGTTTAAATATCAATTCCGAACTTTATAAATATAATAAATTTCATTAACTAGGAAGGTGATTTCATTTGTTTATAGATATTGATTTAACAAAAACACCACAACGTCCAAAATTATATCTTTGTAAACCAAACAAAACCATTATAGCGTCATTAAACGAACACTATAGGGCTAGTTTAAAACTTAATCTTACAACTCTAAATGAATTAATGTTCGAATTACCATATAAACTTGACATAAATCATGAAATACAACATAATAAACATTGTGACCAAATTAAGAATAGATTTCTTATAAAATTAATATTAGGTGAATATACTGAGTTCTTTATCATTAATAATCCATCGCAAAATGCAGATGATAATGTAGATTTTCTTCAGGTTAATTGTTATTCACTTGAGTACGAATTAAAAGATAAGAATATAAGATCATATAAAGTCGATGCCGTCAAATTATCAGAAGTTATGAATGGATTTTCAAGAGACACAACCACAGTAGTTGATGGAATTTCAACTACTGTGACAACAAATACAGATGGGATTCTTAAAGAAACAGTATGGTCACTTGGCGAATACCCTACAGAATTAGATTCGGTATATCGTTCCTTTGAGGTTTCTGTAAAAACGAAACTTGATTTTATTTTAGAAGTTGCAGAGAAATTTAATTTAATTGCTAAATTTGACTCTAACTTGCGCAAAATTAACTTCTATACCATAGATAACGTGGGAATAAATAAAGGTTTGAGAATTTCAGATAAACGGTATTTACGTACTATAGTGCAAAATATTGATACTGAAACATTTTGTACGAGACTTAAACTCTATGGCAAAGACGGATTGACTATAAACTCAATTTCCCCAACTGGAACCTCATATATCGAAAATTATTCATATTTCTTATTTCCTTTTCAAAGAGATGAGAATACTAGAGAGGTAATTTTCAGCAGTGATTATATGTCTGACGAACTATGTCATAAAATTTTAGATTATCAATTATTATTAACTCAAAATAGAGATTCATTTCCTGCACTATTATTGACATTAACAACGAAACAAACAGAGATGACTATCTTGGTAAATGAAATGACCGTATTTACGGACGCAATGAAAATTATAGATAATAATATTGCGACTGCTGATGGTTCTAAGAAAACAATTTATATTTCCCAGAAGGTAGAGCAACAAGTTTTAATTGATAATAAACAAATAGAGATTGACAATAAACAAATAGAGATTGATAGTGTTAATAATCAAATTACAGAAATTCAAACCACTTTGTCTTATGAAGCATATTTTGCTTCAACTCCTGAATTATTATTAGAGCTTCAAATGTCTTATCAGATTGAGAAAGATTGGACGAATCAAAGTTTGATATCTCCAGAAGACCTATACTTTTATGGATTAGATGAGATGGAAAAAAGAAAGAACCCTACTACAATAATTCAAATAAACATGGTTAATTTCTTGGAAATATTAGAAGAACAATTAAATTGGAATAAAATTAATTTAGGCGACTCTATCTCTATTATCCATAAACAATTAGGAATTGATTTGACTGCTAGAATAATAGAGGTAACCTATGATTTCGAGAATTATGAAATACAATTAACAATTTCTAATGTTAAAAGTAAAAATTCTAAATTATCAGATATTTTATATCAAACTACTAGTGTGGTTGATATCATTGATATAAGTAAATTAAAATGGGATAAATCACAAGACAATGCAACAGAATATATAGACCAACAGATACAAGAAATGAATGGTACATTATTAAATTTAGGAATTGATATTGAAAGATTCGGAAACGATGGATATATAACCAAGGATGAAAGCCAAGCACTAAAATTAACATTAGAACAAGCAATAGCAGAATCGGAAGATATTTTAATAATTGCAGAAGAACTTGAAATTACTACAGAAGCAGATAATTACGACAATGCTTTAGATGCTTTAACATTAGAATTGATGACTAAATGGATAGGAACAACAGAAAATCCATTGACTTATCCGATTGTGGTAACAATAGAAGAAAGGAATATTATAATTGGCCTATTCAAAGATGTAGAAAATAAAAAATCTATCCTCATAAATGCAATTGGTAAAGCTCGTCAAGATGATGGAAAAAGATATGTAGAATCTCAAATTGCAGAATTAAATACAGCATTAAGTGATTTTCAAATACAGGTGAACACCTATATTAATGCGAAAGAAATCACAGAAGAACAATCTGATGCATTAGAATTATCAAAAGTTGCAGTACAAGATGAATCTGGTGATATTATTGCTATTGCTGATGGATTACTTGCGATAATTGGTGAAGATAATATATTATATAATGGATTGGAAGAAGCAAAAGATGACTATTACAAGATTGGTACTACTCCTAGTGGTGCCATTGTAACTGCTTTAAATTCAGTGAGTGATTGGTTAAATAAAGATTCATCAGATTATCCAATAACAATTAAACCATCAAAAGGAGTAGATATAAACAAAAAACTTAAAATAGCAGAAACTAAAAAAAATATATTAACTGCATTAATAACTCAAGTACAAATTGATAATGAATTAACTCTTGTAGATCAACAATTATTTGAGGTTAGTGTTGCAATTACTTCAATGCAAATGGATATTAAAACTTTCGCTAAAGATAATTATATTACATATGATGAATCTGTTTCATTAAAAGCATCATTTGATAAAATATTGGCAGAAAGTGAAGATGTAATTAATATTGCTAATAGTTTAACTGTTTCTTCTGAATTAATAAATAATTATCAAAATTCATTGACTGGAACTGTAGCTTTGAATGGAGTTGATGGATTACAAGTAGAATTAGCAAAATGGGTTGATTTACCATTATTAAGTTATGCAGGAAAAGGATTAAAAATAAAATCATCTGAAAGAAAATTATTCCTAAAGAAATTTGATTTAGTCATGAGTACAAAATTAGCATTAAATAATGCAATAAATCTATTAACTGCTGAATATTCAATTGATGGAGAATTATCAATAAGAGGTACAGGTGCAAATCATAATTCTGCTCGATACTTAAAACTTAACAAAAAGAATATTAGTGCAAGTGGAGTTTCTGGAACTGGATTAATGTTGACAGTAATTAGTAGAGAAGATTTGTCTATTATTTTTACGCAATTATATGATACTTATAATTCTAATGAAGCAGATAGAAATTTATTAGCAACAAAATTAAATTCATTAGATAATACAGTAATTGTAACATTAACCTCCTATAATTCTATAGGATGGAATCAAAATCTACTAAACGCAATGATTAGATGTGGAGGGACTGGAACAGATACAGGAACAGGTAGATTCCCTTTTGCTTTTGTGGGTATTCCTAAATTATTTAAAGGAACGGCATTAGAAGTATTTTATGATACTGGTAAAAAAGCACCATATGCTGATATAAATACAAAAATAGTAGATGGTACTCCTCAAGGAATTGCTGTTGGAACAACATTAATTTCAGCAGAAGCAACTTTAGCAGTCCAAGTAGCAAAAGCAAATAGAGATATAGTTATGGTAGATATTACAAAAGTTGCTAGTAATACAACTGTTACATCAAAAGAAAAGAAAACAGTAAAAAGTTATTGGGATGCAATTGTAAGTGAAAAAAATACAGTAGAAATGCAAGCAGATTATTGGAATACTCCTACTTATCCTACTGTTGCAACACTTTTATCAAATTATCAAACTGCCTATTCTAATTTAAATTCTTATATTAGTCCTATATTAGTTGATTTAACTTCAAGTTCTACAATTGTTAGTGCTACATTTATTAATTATTTTACATTGTATTATACTAATAAAATTGCATTGCTTGAAGAATTAATGGTTATTGCAAGAGATTATGTAGGAGAATCAATATCTGGATTAGCAGAAGCAATTATTGCATTAGGATTAAAAATAACTAGTTCATTTAATACTTTTACAATAAGCGTAGAAGATTCTATTATACTTGGGACTGATTTAGCTTTAGTAATTGAAGAATCTAGACCATTGACTGATCTTGCTGCAAAAGTAGGATTAAGTGATATAAGTCCTAATGAGAAAACAAATTATCAAACTGCTTTAAATTCATTACAAACTGAGTTAAATAATTGGATTAATTTGTCAGTACCTAAGTCAATAACTGCACCTCAAATTGGAGTTATTCAAACATTGTATGATAGTTTACAAACTACGAAAACAGCACTTATTGCAAAAGTATCTACATTAGAAATTGATAATTCTAAACCAAATGCAATTATAGCAACATCTTTAAAATTATTTGCTGATACTTTGTATAATGCAGATAATAGTGGATTTCAGAATCAAAGTGTGGATGGCAAAATTGAATGTTATTTTTATGGTTATGCTCCATTGTTGACTAATCTTCCAAGCATTGAATGGGATACTAGTACAATTAAAGGATATCATGTAGGCGATTTATTTTATGATGTAGTTGAAGGGAACGCTTATAGATTTTCTTCTTCATACTTATGGGATTTAATTGATAATGTAGATGTAATCAAAGTATTATCAGATTCTTCAAGAGCACAAGGATCATTGGATTCAGAATTAAGAATATTTGTAGGAACTCCTCAACCTCCTTATAATGTTCAAGATTTGTGGAGACAACAATCTAATGGCGATTTTAAGATTTGTATAGTTGAAAGATTGACCGGAAGTTATGTTGATTCAGATTGGATTTATTATACTGAATATACAGATGATGTTGCAGCAAATATTGCAAAAGCATTAGCGAATAAGGCAAAAACAGATGCTATTTTAGCATTAGAAGAATTAGCTGATATCTCTGATGGGGGGAAAATAACAAAAAGTGAAAAGACAAAATTAAAACCAATATGGGATACTATTGTTGTAGAAAAAATAAATTATGATGCAAGAGTATTATTGTATCCGTCAACAGAAATGACATCTTTTTATAATATATATGATAATGCTTATGATGCAGTTTATACTTATCTTTTTGTAACAGTTCTTCCTAATAATACTAGTAATCCAACACCAATTTTAGTTGATTTAACAAAAACAACAAATATAGATAGAGAAGAATTTGATAATAAGTTTAAAGATTATTATGCATCGAGAGAAGATTTATCACAATTTATTGCAACATCTGCTAAATTATATGCAGATACTAAAGCGTCTTATATGCATATTGCTTATGCTTCCAATAGCACCGGAACATCTGGGTTTAGTTTCAGTAGCGGGACATATATAGGTATTTATTCTGATGCCATCCCAACCGCATCTATAGATCCAATAAAATATGTATGGAGTAAAATTGTTGGAACAGATGGTATTCAGGGGCCAACAGGAGCAAATGGTTCTAGTTCATATTTGCATATTAAATATTCTAATAATGGAGGTTCAACATTTACAGAAAATAATGGAGAAGATCCTGGTACTTATATAGGAACATACACAGATTTTTATTATTTAGATTCATCATCTACTACTTCCTACACTTGGGCAAAAATACAAGATACTCAAGCAATGGATTTATTAACCGATTATTCTGATGATAGTAAACTTACTCCATTTGAGAAAAAATTTATAAGTAAAGAGTGGGATATTATATTTTCTGAATATCCTCAGATTATAAATCAAACATTTTATACTGATGAAGGGTTCGATATAGCAATTGGTGGATCAGTAACATATGCATCTAATTATTACACACCCGCCTATAATGCATTAGCTAGTTATGTGGCTACTCTTTCGTTATCTGTATTAAATACAACAACTATAAATAGAAATGATTTTAATACCTATTTTCATGATTACTATGCTACTAAAGCTAATTTACTGTATTTAATTAGTAATGGTGGAATAATAATCATGACGACACCTTAATTTTATTATTGGTTATTTTTACGGTATTTTTGTGTTGAGATTTATAAATTAATATTTTACAAAAAGAGAAAATGATTCTTAAAATTTCTCTTTTTGTATTGCTTTACCAAATCAATCCCATCTACTTGATTATCAATAAATAAAAATATTCTATTAATATTATAGTTGCAATTACCTTCTCTTTGATATATAATAATAATTACATAATAATACAGAGGAGGGAATTAATATGAAAAAATTATTTATCACTATTGCATTGTCTATGTCTCTACTGTCTGTGACAGCATTACCGTCATTGGCTTCTGAGGTTAGTTTTAGTAAAATAGACAATAGCTCTGTTGCAACGCAAACTATAAAACCATTAAAAATAACTCTAAATAAGAAAGCCATATCAATAAATGTTGGATCAACAGAAATATTAACTCCTACTATAACCCCTACTACAGCAACAAATCAATTAGTCACATGGAAATCAAGCAATAAATCAATTGCTACTGTAGATTCCGTAACAGGAGAAGTCAAAGGAGTTAAAGCAGGAAAAGCAACTATCACGGTTACAACAGTTGATGGTAAAAAGACAGATAAATGTATAGTAAATATATTGCCAAATATTTCTCCAATTACTTTTAAAGACATTAATTTTGAAAATGCAATAAGAAAAACTCTAAATAAACCAACAGGTGATATTACTGAATCTGATGTACAGAAAATTACTAAATTATATGTACATGAATTAAAATCAATCAAAAATATTAGTGGAATAGAATATTTTACAAATCTAAGAGAATTTAGTTTAACTGATTCTTCAGTTAGTGATATTAGTTCATTATCAGGATTAACAAAATTAAGGAAATTATCTTTACCAAATAATGAAATTGTAGATATTGCACCAATAAAAGGATTGACAAATTTAATATTTCTTGATCTTAAAAATTCATCATTGGAATATATTGGACAACATAAAAATCGCATTAGTGATTTAGAATCATTGTCTGAATTAAAGAATTTGAAGAATCTTTGTATATCTTCAGATTATATTTATGATTATAAGCCATTAGGAAGTTTAAGTGGATTAAAGACTTTATATTTAACTGGTAGTCCAGTAAGTGATTATTATAGGAATGTTTTGAAGGAATTATTACCGGATTGTAGTATTTTATTCGTGTTGATTTAGTTTTTGTTGTTGTGGAATATGGTGGTAAATATGGGTAAAGAAAAGACCTGATTATAGGTCTTTTTCTCTTTGTAAAAATATTAGAAAGGAGGTGATATAAAATGACAGATAATAAAAAAGAAACTGCTCAAAATGAACAGTCTAAAATTGATATTTTTAAGTATTCATGGGGCAAAATTGAACAACAAAGTGTAATTGATATTAATAAATATTCTTGGAATAAATAAAATTAATTTTCTTTAAACAACATTACATAATTACATTTATCACAAATAATAGGAATTACTGCTAATACTTTTGTAGCATCTGGAATAAACTTGCCATTTTTATCTTTGTTTGCAGAAGTTAGAATAGCATATGGAGTTCCATCTCCTGCTAAAGCTCCAAATGTATTGTTTCCACAGTTAGGACAATGGTTTGTTTTAGGTAGATTCAATTTAATTTCCTCCTTTCTTTAGTTTATAGTTTATCATATGTTATGGGTAAGAAAGATTTATTCGACAATATATGCCATAAATAGTTATTATTTGTTTGAGGAGAATTGATAATTTAGATTCTCCTCCTTTATTTATTATGAATATGAATTTTGTAAATCAATAAATAAAAATATTTGACAGCTCATATATAATAGTGATATAATATTTTATAAGGTTGTTTCAATTGTCTCCTATACATATGCTTAGACTTGGCATGTGAGATTATGATTGTGGTATAATATATAGGAGAAGGGATTGATGGTTGTGGATATGAAAAAAGCAATAGTTAAAAATAGATTAAAAGAAATTTTAAGAGAAAAAGGCATCAAGCAATCGTGGCTTGCTGAACAAGTTGGTTTGCATAGGGGTACATTAAATAATGTAATTTCCAATAAATACAATACGAGTACAGAAATTGTGATGAAGATTGCATTTATTCTTAATATGAAAATAGATGATATTTTCTATTTAGAAGAAGAAGATAAATACGATGGGGAATAATTTATTCCAGTTGTATATTTCTTTAATATTGTATTGACATTTACAACATTCTCCTGTACAATAACAAATGTAAGGTTTCTTAAAGAGCCTTAATATTTGGAAGAGTAGAGGAGTTTTTGTAATGAGTATGAGAGAAATTAATGTTCAAGAGATGCTTGGTTTAATGGATTCATTTAAAGGTAGGAAAATAGAGGTTGATTTATCACCAATTAGATCAAGTAATACATACCACTGGTTTAATGCTGAATTATTGAGAGATACTGTAATATTTTCTGATATGGACAACAATCATCCTCAAGAGTTGAGATTCTTCAAAGACGATATACTTGATATTGATTATGTAGATGGAGAGAATGTCTTTAAAAGTGTTTTTACAATTAATATGAAAGATAATACTCAAATTCAACTTTGTGTCTATGAATTGCCTGTAAGATGCTTTAGATGCGGTAGAATAGTTAATCTTAATCCTATGGAAAATGTGTGGGAGATTAATGGAACAGGTGGATATGGTAGTCATTTTGATAATGAAAGGTTGAATATTAAAGTTTGTGATGATTGTCTTTATGAAATGATCGGCGACAAAGTTGGTGAACTTTGTGAATGATTTAGTTTTGTTTAGAAAAGAAAATTTCAGTGGTATTGAATGTGATTTATGGAAAGATGATAATGATGATATTTTTATGACAAGCGAACAATTAGGAATGGTTCTTGGATATAGTAATCCAAGGAAAGGAATTAATACACTCGTAACAAGAAATCCGTATCTTAGAAAAATAGATTTTTCTTCAGGTGTCACCATGAAGTCGGAAGCAGGAGATCGTGAAACAAGAGTATTTAATGAAGATGGAATTTATGAAGTTGCATTACTTGCAGGAACAGAAAAAGCAAAAGAATTTCGTTCATGGGTTAGAAAAATCCTAAAAGGACTTCGTAAAGGTGAACTAGAATTATTGAGAAAACAAATCGAAGAAGATAAACCTAAAATTTTATTATATGAACAAGCAATGTCTTCTAAAACAAATAAGACTATGATGATTGTTGCTAAAGAGTTGAAAATTTCTGGTGGAAGGAATAAGCTATTTAGTTTTCTTCGTTCTGAAGGAATTCTTATGTCAGGTAAAGGAAAACAGAACATTCCTCGACAACAGTTCATTGATGCAAAATATTTTGAAGTGATAATTAAATTAAAGATTATTAATGGAGAAGTTGTGGATATTCCTGTGACATTGGTAACTCCTAAAGGAATGGATTATATATTGAAACGGCTAGAAAAGAGCAAAGAAAAAGGCTTGCTGAAACAAGCCAATTAAAAATGTATAAATAACTCATGCAGTAAGATTATATCATACCAAAAGAAAAGAATCCATAGCAATGTGGGTTCTTTTTGCATGAAAATTAATAAATTAATTATAAAAATTAATAAATAATATATCAATGTTTAAAAAAGAGATAGATTAGATTCTATCTCTTTTTATATATTAAAAGGAGGAAAGAAATAAATGACATTTGAATTTAATAACCCACTTTTGTATGAATTAAGAGAAGATTTGATTAGTAAACAAGACTTATGTGTAATTTCCAATGAGAGTAAAATAGTTCTCGATGAACTTCCTAGTGAATTTTATGGGGTAACTGTTGTATTAGTTGGTACAGCACAAGCAGGAGCATCAAGTACAATTACATTGAAATCCAGTGCTTCAGCAACAGATGACAGATATAATAATTTCACAATAACTATCACAGGTGGAACTGGTTCAGGACAATCAAAATTAATAACAGATTATGTGGGGAGTACAAAAGTAGCAACAATATCTGGAACATGGACAACAAATCCAGATAATACATCTGTATACTCTATTGCTTGTTACAATGAATCTAAAATAATTACAGGTTTGTCAATTAATTCTTTTTATGTAAATTATTTAAATTCTATAATTACTTTTAATTCTTCGGAAATTGGTCAAACAGTTTTAGCATCCTATCAGGGTCGTGGAGTAATTTTGCTTTCTGCAGAAAGAGTTTATACAAAATCTGTTGATGGTGCAGCAACTCAGAACTTACAAGATGTGGCAGATAGTGTTGGAGATGCATCAACCGTTATATCAAATCTAAACTCTGCTATTGCAACTGGAAATTCAGCCAATTCAACTTTAATAAGTACAACTAGCACAGCAAATTCTACAAAAAATGATTTAACTAATATAAATTCTACCGCAGACCAAACAAAGACTGACTTAACTTCAATTAATAATACATCTATTACCACTAAAAATGATTTAACTAGTATTAATGATACTGCTACTACTACAAAGACTGATTTAACTTCAATTAACAATACTGCTACCACCACGATATCGAACTTGACTAGTATAAATAATACTGCTTTAACAACAAAGACTGATTTAACTAGTATTAACTCTACGGCAACTCAAACTAAAACAGACTTAACTTCAATTAATTCAACTGCTTCTACAACTAAAACAGATTTGACAGCAATTAATGTAACCGCAAATGCAACTATAAATGATCTTGAAACTTTAATAGCAAATAATCAATATTCTATTGAATCAGAAAATACTCGTATTTCTAATGAGGAAGATAGAGTATTAGCAGAAAGCAATAGAGTTATTGAATATCAAGCAATGATAAATTCCTCAAAAATGATATTAAAAAATCCAGTAGATAGTTATAGTAATATAGCGACAACTTATCCATCTCCTGTGATTTATTGGACAGTTAGAACGATAGATGATGGGAAAATGTATAGGTATGATGGAAGCGTATGGGTATGGTTTGATACGTTGAGTTTAACAGCTTATGATACTTTGGTGACAGATTTTAACTTATATAAAGCTGATTATACACATCAAAGCGTATCCGCAATGAAAGCATCTACAGCATTGGCAGGTAACAGATTAAAAACATCTGGTTATTATGCAATAAACGATGGCGGTGGAGCAGAATACGTTATTCAAGATGCGACAACCGAACCATCATCATTTTATGTAACCCTAACAAATGGCAAAAAGGCTGTCTTAGCAAATAACATTGTCCATCCTTTACAAGCTGGTTTTAAAACCAATGTTGCCGAATTAGATACAGTTACAAAAGTAAATGATAATTGGACAATACTGAAAAATTTAATTGCCGATCTTAAGACCTCGAAGACAAGAGAAATGATAAAATTTGACACATTACTAACTGCTAATCGCGTATATGCAGAATGGATTTCTGGAAGAGAATGTCCAATTGGGTTTTATTCTGATAGTACGACAGATGGAGCTACTACAACGGGACATGTATCATCCGTTGGCACTACAGATCCTTTTGCAGTTACGGTTACAGAATCACCTAACGCTTATCCTACAAAACTAGAGGAATATATTAAATTAGTAGCAAATGACTCAACTGTTCCAGTAAGATGTTATAATGGAGGTTTTGATGGCAAGAGTTATGCTGGTGGTTGGGGATTGCAATATTGGTATAATACTTGGTTTAGAGGTTTAGCAGGGTCAAATATTGATTTCTCAGATGTAAAAATGATTGTTTTAGGATTTGGAACATCTGACAGTATAAATATGGATAATACAGCAACTACGATTGATAATTTCATCAGAGATTTAGAGTGTACAGTAATAGATTGTTTTCTTCGTGGCGTACAACCAGTTATTCAAGCTCCTGTACTGACTACTGAACATGTGGGAACTACTGTTAGTTATAGAAATGGAAATGAAAGTGTAACTATAATTGAGACATGTCAGAAACAATTGTGTCAAAAGTATAATCTTGAATATTTTTCAATGTCTGAACCTGTTGAAGAAATTTTAGAAATGTTTTCGAGTATGAAGTATTCAGATTTTATAGCGGTAGTAGATATGGTACATCCTGGAGACATGGGACATAGATTACACGCTTCTTATCTAGTACCAAAGTTTAACCCCAATATTGCTAGAATAGACAAAGGAAAATCACTTAAAACTCTTTTCCCTGGTCATCCAGTATTTATTCCAACTGCCACGGATATCATATCTCCAATTTCAAAGGGTGGGGTTATATTAAAGACTATTGAATCTGGATACCTGAGCGATGATACCTATTATTACTGTTGGAGAGATTCAGAGGGAAATACAAAAATATTTAACGATTACCTTTTATCGTTCCCTGTCTATGTGGATAAACCAACTGCCCTATTTTATACCCCTTTAGACACTAGTGTTGCTACAGGTAGACCGATAGCAATTAACTCTACAGTTGTTGGGAGTGCCATAACGATTACAACTAAGCATGAAACTTATAGACAACCTGAAGCAATGTATTTTACCAACAAAGGTTATGTGTGTATGCTTCCTCCTGGTTTAAGTATGATAACGGTTCGTGCGAGTGATAATGTTATAGAACAACGAATAGGATCTTTTTATCTTGCAGATGCCGAAGAACATTTGATTTTTGAGTATGGAAGAGGATCAGGAAGCACAGCATATGCAACAAAAGTAATTAATTACCCTCCGATACCTGGGACTTACGTTAAAAAGGATGTTAAAAAGAAAGCTGTAGTAAAAGACTACTACAGTCTTGGAGATAACGTTCCAACAAGCATATGTATGACGCTAGAAGCAGCGTTTGCGGTAGGAACAACCTACTCGATATACACCCATTATCAAGACGTACAAGCGTATAAAGATTGTTATAATTTAGTTGAAATTCTAGGAGATGTCATAACCCTTAAAGTTAAAAAACTGTCTGGAACAACTACTATATTTACACAAAGCGTATCTGGGTTAAATGCTTTGCTAGTGGCAGGTGCTAGAATTAAACTTAATTTTACACCTAAATTCTACCTACCCGGCGGTGTAGAGTTTTCATTGTTTGTAAATGGGGTAAGCAAACATACTTATACTGCTAGTATTGGAGATGTGTGGTCAGATGGTTATGGGTTTGATGCACCAAGTGTTTTGAGTAGCAATATATATATGACGATGCGACAAACTACTCCAGGTTTTGATATGAAATATCTGATATAAATTATAGGTGAGTATCTGACGTATACTTCCTATTAGTTGTTTGAAGAACAGAGCAAATTGGAGAAAATGGAATTATAACAGAAGTGATATTTCCCCTTTTAAATAAATTAAATTCTATAAATATTTCAACACTAACCCACTTAAAACCAAACAACATAATCGTATAAGCAATAAGGAAGTGATTTAATGATAATTGTGACTTATTGCTTATACTTATGTTTATTTGGATATGGGATTTTACTTATTATATTTTTACTTTTTAATCATGGTGCACATATTAATAGTGAAAATGATGATAAAGAACAGATTGAATATTTAAGGAAATATAATGAAAGGTAAAATATGGGGAAATAAGTGAATGATTATAATGGAAGTTAGGATAATTGTATAATTAGGAACAAGAAGTTACTTTAATGTGACTTCTTGTTTTGTTTGGGAATTTATTTTATTAATTTTAATGGAAGGTGAAAATAATTATGCATTCAATAACTTTAGATGCAGGTCATCAATCAGCACCAAATTCTGATACAGGTTGTCAAGGATTTGGTTTAAGAGAAGAAGATATAGTTTTAGACATTTGCAAACGTGCAAAAACATTAATTGAATTAAATGGAATAAAAGTAATAATGACCAGAGAAGGAGCAAAAGTAAATGGAGATGGATCTTCTCTTAATGCTTCGTTAAATACAAGATGTCAAATAGCTAATTCAAATAAAACAGACCTATTTCTTTCTGTCCATTGTGATGCCTTTAATTCACAAGCATTTGGAACTACTGTTCATGTATTTGGGTTAAATGGAAAGGCAGAAAGATTTGCTAAAATTTTAAGTCCTATGATGGGACAAATTTTCTACAATAGAGGCATCAAGGTATCTAATTTTGCAGTTTTAAGACTTACAAATATGCCAGCAGTATTATTAGAAACTGCATTTTTGGATAATAAGGATGATAATGTTAAATTAGCAGATGCAAATGTAAGACAACAAATTGCTGTGAATATTGCTAAAAGTGTTTGTATTTATTTTGGGATAGAATATAAGGAAGGAGTCGTTTCAAAAGTGACAGATACAACAATAAAGACAGATAAAGATATTTATTTATCTGTTCGTGTTCTAGAATCTAAATCTGAAGAAGTAATTAAGCAGATTATTAAAATGGGATATGCAACTAAAAGATTGGAACTTGCTTAATTATTTATATTTTAATTAATTATTTCTATATTCAGTTGTCGTATATGTATGACAGCCAGATTATTGCCCGATCTGGACTGTCTCCTGTTTGCACTAGGTACTAGCTAATGCATCCATTGACGTAATTGTAGCATAAAAGAAAGGGCGTGTCAAATTAAATGGAGAATATAATTATGGAAGAGGTGTTGGAAGTGGGAATTGAAGAAGATGTCCTTTGTAAATTAGACGATCACGAGAAAAAATTATCTGATCATGATACAAGATTAAATCAACATGGTGAAAAACTTCATGAACTTGAAATTAAAAACGCTGGTTATGACGCACGATTTGATTTCATAGATAGCGAATTTAATACTATTAAGATTAGTTTAGCAAGAATAGAAAACAATAGTTTACAATCCTCTAATATATTATTATCTACTTTATCTCAAATTGCAATTAACACATCTTCTACAAAAAATGAAATAGATAAAGAAGATAATAAAAGTGAAAATGAGTTTGCAAAGGGTAAAATGGACAATACAACAAAAATCGTATTAAAAGTTCTAGCAGTAATTTCAACTCTTGTGTTGGCTTATATTGGTGGGAAGTATGGGATTTCTATAAAACAATAAATAATCAAAGGATGAAAAATTATGAATAAATTAAATAAATTCATAAAATATATTATAACAAAAATAACATCAAGATTAACAACAGAAATAAAAGAAGAACTTGCAAAACAAAATGAAGATATTTACATGCTACTTAAAGAAGAATTCGCAATTATTAAAGAACAAAATATTTCAAACACAAATCAAACAAAAGAAATATTAAAACAATTAGATGTAATTGGAAGGATGTTAAGGGGGAAAGGGATAAATTAAAAATTTAAATTAATAAAACAAGGAATGATTAAATGAAACCAGAATTCAATTCTTACTCTTTACGCCTTGCGGGATTTTTAATGCTTCAAGGGTTTGTACTTAAATTAATGAGAGATGATCAAAAATCTAAAAGAAAAATATTCATATTTAATGATACTCCTGAGTTGCAAAGTGCGATTCAGGAGTATTTAAGTTTCAAAACAAAATAATTAGGAGGAATGTTTTAATGTTAATTACAAAAGAAGTTGAAATTAAATGGCGTAAAAATAATAAAGATTGGTATGAAAGCAAAGGTTGTATTTTTACAAAATTAGGAGATGTTTTTAATGTAAAAGTTGCTGATTTACTTGTTGGTTCAACCACATTGGTAAATATTGAATGTGATGCTTGTGGGGAAACATTAATTGGAGTGAGGTGGTGTGATTATATAAAATGTGTAAAAGAAGACGGTAAATATTATTGTCAAAGATGTGCTAAAAATGGATATAAAAAATGGGTTTCTTTTTATGATTGGTGTTACAAATATTTACCTAAAGAAATGGCAGATTGGGTGTTATCTCGTTGGGATTATGAAAAGAATATTGACAAAGATGGTAATAAATTAAGTCCAAAAGATGTTAGTTTTGCTTCACTAGGTTTAAATAAAAAAGGTTATTGGTTTAAATGTTTAGATTATCCTGAACATGGTTCAGAATTGAAGAATATTGCAAGTTTTATCAATAAACATGGAAGTATTACTTGTAATCAATGTAATACTATTGCGATAACACATCCTGAATTAATAAATTATTTGGTAAATAAAAAAGATGCATATAAATATTCTTATGGTTCTGGAAAGGAAATTTTTATGGAATGCCCAGATTGTGGGTATGAAAAGAAAATGACAATAAATAAATTAGTTAGTCAGGGGTTCGGTTGCAATAGGTGTTCAGATGGAATAAGCTACTCAGAAAAGTTTTTGTTAAATGTCTTTGAACAATTACTAAATAAAAATTTTCAAACACAATTAACAAAAACTACGTTTAAATGGTGTAATAATTACAAATACGATTTTTATCTTGGTAAAATTAATGGGGTTATAGAAACACATGGAATACAGCATTACGAAGAGATAAAAAGCAAATGGAAATTTAAATATTCATTAGCAGAAACTCAAGACAATGATTTCGATAAGGAGTGGTTAGCTAGAAGTAATAAAATTAAAAATTACATAATATTAGATTGCAGAGAAAGTAATTTAAAATGGATTAGGAATAGCGTTATGAAGTCTAGGTTGCCTATTTTATTAGGATTCAAAAGCGAAGACATCAATTGGTTAAAATGTCATGAGTTTGCATGTAGCAGTTTGGTTAAAATAGTCTGTGATTTATGGAATTATAAAATAAGGAATGTGCCTAAAATTGCTAAAAAAATAAAAATGAATAATACCACAATAAGAAAATATTTAAAACAAGGAAATGAATTAAAGTGGTGTAATTATAATGGAAAAGAAGAGCAAAAGAGTAATAAAGAATATAATTATAAAAAAGTTATTTGTTTAACAACTGATGAAATATTTAACTCTATTAAAGAAGCAAGTAAGTATTATAATATTGATGACTGTGGAATTAGTGGTTGTTGTTCAAATAATAATTCGCAAAAAACAGCAGGCAAACATCCTGAAACAAAAGAACCTTTAATTTGGATGTATTACGAAAATTATCTAATTAGAAATCAAATCTTAGGGGGATGTGATGAATATATAAATAATCATAATAATGTGAATTATAAAAAAGTAATATGTATTAATACAAAAAAAGTATTTCAGTCACTTAAAGAAGCTGTCTCTAAATATAACAATATATTTAGTTCGAGTAGTTTATCTCAATGTTGTAAACATAAATCAAATTCTTGTGGAAAAGATTTAAAAACAGGGGAAAAGTTAAAATGGATGTATTACGATGAATATCTAAAACTTCAAACCCCTCTTTCAGAAGAGTTATCTATACAAGATAACTCTTTTTCTATTTTGCAATAAAATAGAAAAAGCAAAAAATAAAAAAATTAAGGAGATGTATTTTAATGTTTGATCAAAGCATTCTTACGTTAGGTGGTGGCTTATTAATTTTAATTTGTGTAAACATAATTTTAGGTTCTGTCAGCTCATTATTCCAAAAGCAATTTGATAAAACAAAATTGTTTCAAGGAATTATAAAGGGATTGGTGGTAACAGCGTGTTTTGTGGCAGTGATTTATGTCGGAAAGTTAACTCCCAACATTATTGTTATTAATGTAAATGGAATTAATGTTGACTTGTTTACCGCAACTCATATGTTAATGCTTTCCTCTTATATTTTCTATGGGAAAGAGGTTTTAATTAAATTATCTAGTTTTGTTAGTGGTAAATATAAAACAGAGGAAATTGTAATAGTAGAAAACAAATCTATTACAATTGAAGGAGAGAAATAAATATGAGAAACATAATCAATAAATTGGATAAATTATACACAAATTCATGCATTAATATTTATTTTGGATTCAGAAAGATCTTATTAAAATTTGACTTGATTGAGTATTAATTATCTATAAAAATGTAAAATATCACAAATTAGAAGCAGATTTAAAGGCATTATTTTGTTGAGTGGCACAATCTATCACATTGGTAAATCAAATTGATTCTAGACCAAATGTAATCGCTATAAGCCTTATATATCAAGGGTTTAATTAGACAAAAATTTTAAATTACATCAGATTAAAAAGCATCTCTTTAGGAGGTGTTTTTTGTTGTGCCGTAATGCACATTAAGCAAACTAGGATAGGCCATCTGAAAGACACAATCCTTAGTGTTTGTTTGCTTAATTACCTTTTAAGGAAACCAAATAAAATATTAAAGGAGATGTTTAAGAAATGATATTAACAAAAATGGTTAAAGTAAAATGGTATAATAGAACTAAAAAATGGTATGAGAGCAAAGGATATATATTTAC